CTTAGCCAAAACAACGTTTTGCCCCGTGGCACGTTCGTTAAATTCAACGCAAAAAATTACCTAGAAGAGAACTACGTCGCTGACGCAATGACGCCAGACGATGAAAATACCCAGGAGGAATTAGCATCATGATTAGAGTTACCGCAAGCACTTTTACCGTTGACGCAGCTGCAGCCGACGGCACCAAAGCGCGCACCATCACCGGCATTGCCGTGCCGTACAACGTCACCGCAAACGCCAGCGGAACAGAAGTAATGTTCCTACGCGGCAGCCTCCCAGTCGAGGGCAAAGCCCCCAAGCTCTACATGCAACACGACGCCAGCCAAGCAATCGGTCTTGTCACCGAACGCGACGATGACGAAGAAAACATGTATTTTGCGGCCAAGGTCAGTGCAACTGCGTTAGGGGATGAGGCCCTGATCTTGGCAGCAGATGGCGTACTAGACAGCGTGTCAGTAGGCGTAAACCCCACACGGTTTAGCTACAACGAGGCAGGCGTTATGGTCGTTGAGGCAGCTGACTGGTTAGAACTGTCGCTTGTGCCTCAGCCCGCATTTGCGGGGGCGACCATCAGCGAAGTAAATGCCAGTATTCACACAAACCCAGAAAATTTGTGCAATACTGAAACAGAAGACCCGACAACGGAAACAGAACTACCGGAGGAACCCGAAGTGGCCGAACAAAACGCACCTGAAGTTATCGAAGCAAGCGCACAGAAACTGTTTGCACAGCCAAAGCGCCAATTTGCTATGCCAACACCTGCTGAATACCTTGCAGCGATGCACGCTGGCGGCGACACGTTCCAAAACGTAAATGCTGCATACAAAGAAGCAGTGCGCTCACAGCAGACAGCATTGCAGGCAGCAGCTGGCGACGTGCTCACAACTGACACGCCAGGCCTTTTGCCAGTGCCCGTTCTTGGCCCATTGTTCCAAGACCTTAACTTTGTGCGCCCAGTCGTTAGCGCTTTTGGCGCTCGCGCAATGCCAAACACACCAAGCAAAACTTTTATTCGCCCAACCATTACCACGCACACCAGCGCAGCAACTCAGACTGAGGGCTCAGCAGTAAGCGCAACCACAATGGTTATTGCGTCTAACACAGTTACTAAAACAACTGTTGCTGGCCAGGTCACTTTGACAATGCAAGATATGGATTTCACAGACCCATCGTCTATGAATCTTATTCTTAACGACCTTGCAGGTGAGTACCTTATTGCGACTGACAATATTGCAGCTGACAACTTGGTTAGTGGCAAGACCGCCTCAGGCTCGACGTGGACTGTCACCGCTGACAACCCAACCTCACTGATTAACGCGTTGTATGACGCAGCGCGTGAAATTACAGAAGACAGCAACTATTTCCCAACCCATCTTTGCGTCAGTCCTGACGTTTGGGAGAAATTGGGCAGTCAACTTGACGGCTCAAAGCGTCCGATTTTGGGTTACACCACTAACGGCGTTATTGGTCAAAACAGCATTGGTCGCGTAGGCGGCTTGCAGTACACCGGCATGGACGTAATGGGCTTGCAGCTTGTTGTTGACAACAACTTTGCATCTGGCACAATGCTTGTGGTTTACGCACCTGGCTTTGAGATTTACGAAGCACAGCAAGGCATTTTGAGCATTGCAAACCCATCTACGCTGTCACGCACATTCTCCTACTACGGCTACTTTGCAACATTTGTTGCCAAGTCGAGCTTTATTCAGGGAATCGTAATCGCCTAATTAGAAAGGCGGAGCAGCTGTGGCTGTTTACGGAACACAAAGCAAACAACTGCTAGATAACTACGCAGTTGTACAAACGCTGGAACCCACAGAAATAGTTGTGGGCCAGCAGGTAACTGTTGGCAGTTTGGGCGCACCGTTTAACGGCACGTTTACTAAAACCAAGTGTTGTTTGCTTGTACTGGCGCAGACGTTGAGTACACAGTTGTTTATACCGGCACCGTCACTTATACGCAGTCATGCACTTGGATTACAGCAGCACAACTGGAAACGTATCTAGGCGTAGACATTGCCGACCCGTCAGACGATTACACGCTGCTTACGCAGGCCCGCAACGCCGGCAACGATTTTGCCTATCGTCGCAGGCAGGAGTCAGGCTACGCAGACAGTTTGACCACTTCACCTGGGCACGACGTCACTTTGGGTACTCTGATGTACGCCGCGGCTTTGTGGCGTAGTCGAGGCAGCACACAAGACACCTTTGCAACCTTTGACGGCATGGGCCAAGCAAACGTTAATGCCATGACTCCAGTTATTAAGCAGCTGCTAGGCATTGACCGCCCACAGGTTGCCTGATGGCTTACACAGACCTGTTTAACGAGGCAATCGCAGACGTAACAGCCACACTGCAAGCCGTTACAGGCCTGCGCGTCGTAAACGATGCCACAAAAATAGTGCCTAATTGCGTGTTTCTTGACGCGCCAAGTTTTGAGACCATCGCCGGCAAAGGCAACATTGTGCGCATGACATTTCAAGTCAAGGTCATCGGCACAGGGCCAGCAGGCCTGCCGGTACTGCAAAAACTGTTGAGCATCGCAGCCAGCGTGCTGGCAAGCCCAATTATCGTCATGTCAGGCCAGCCAGGTGCAGTCGAAATGGGCGGGGCGACCTACCCGTGTTACAACTTGCAAATGGCTTTACAAGCACAGACAACATAAAAGTGTTACTCTTTACCCATAACGAAGTGTTACCACGGGAGACAAAATGGCAACTTCAACATATCTAACGAACCCGACAGTGAACCTTGCGCCCACAACTGGCGGCGCTAAAGTCGATTTAACCGACCAGTGCCGTAGCGCAACCATTACCCTTGGCGTTGACAGCCTTGAGGCAACAGCCTTTGGCGACACAGGCCACCGTTTCGTGCCTGGCTTGCAGACCGTTGCCGTAGACCTTGAAATGTACCTGTCATACGGCGCTGGAGAAGTTGAGGCAACCCTGTTTGCAAACTTAGGTACTGGCACAACAGAGTTGACTATTTCGCCATCTGGCACAGCTGAGAGCGCAAGCAATCCTGAGTACACGATCATTAACATGCAGCTTGTTAACTTCACGCCCATTGCCGGCGCGGTGGGCGAACTCAGCATGGTTACCGCGTCGTTTGTAGGCGGAACCTACGCGCGCGATATTACAGCACCATAAACAACCCGACGCAAGGCGGCAGACATGCAAATAACATTGAAACTCAATACTGGCGACGGCCCGCACCAGGTCACAACAAACCTTTGGTGCGCTGTGCAATGGGAACGTAAATACAAGCGCAAAATGTCAGACTTAGCGCAAGGCATCGGCGCCGAGGATTTGGCTTATCTAGCTTGGGAGGCCAGCAAAAAAGAGGGCATCACAGTGCCAGTTGTCTTTGATGACTTCATCAAAAAACTGGTAGCAATGCCCGAAGTTGTTGAGCAGGAAGACTCAAACCCTACTCAGGCGGCTACAGACTAGCTCTTTGTCATCTTCTTTTAGAGACTGGCTTTTGGCCGCCGAACATAGAATTTTTGAGCGCTGACCTGAACACTTGCATTAGTATTATGAACAAAGCAAGGCAGCAACGATGACAGCGACAGTTAACACAGAACTTGTGGGTATCCGAGAGGCTGTGGCTGCGCTGAACAAAATTGAGCCTGGGCTACGCAAACAGTTTGCTGCAGAACTCAATCAGATAGCCGCGCCGGCAATACAGGCCGCCCAGCAGCGCTACTCGACTTTAGGTGTGCCGTTGTCTGGCATGTCTAAGCCTTGGTCTAGCAATGGCCGTAAATTGTTCCCATATGACCCTGTAAAGGCGTCTAAGGGCGTCAAAGTCAAATTGGATACAAGACGCAACAACAACGGCGTTATTGTCATACAGCAGACTGACGCAGCCACCGGCATATTTGAGACCGCGGGCCGACGCACCAGCAACAACCTTGCAACCAATCTGGGCAACACGCCACAGCAGGGCCGCACCCGCATTTTTGGGCCAGCCGTTTACAGCCAGATACGCGCTATCACAACCGAAATTGAGCGCGCAGCGTTGCGCGTCATTAACCGCGTTAACAGGGACTTCAAATGATTTCCATACCCATTATCAGCAGCTTTGACGACAAGGGCATAAAAAGTGCTGTGCGCGAATTCAAGCAGCTGGAGACCGTAGGGCAAAAAGCGCAATTCGCCATTAAAAAGGCGGCTGTACCAGCGGCTGCAGCATTAGGTGCTGTAACTGCCGTTATTGGCGACAGCGTCAAAGCAGCGATAGAAGACCAGGCGGCACAGGCTGGCCTTGCTCGACAAATTAAGGCAAGCACTGGCGCCACTGATGCACAAGTGCAATCTGTTGAGTCTTACATTTCTAGCTTGGC